ACTCTTAATTAAGATTTTATAGTATCTTTCTGGTTCTAGTCCTGACATGAATAATTTAAAGTAATTACCATTTGAGTCAGCACTTATTTTTGTATATGTTGTATCAAAATCTATTACAAACTCATCAGTATCTAAGTCTTTAACCGCATAATAAGATGCTGTTGGTAAGTAATAATTTGTAGTATATAAAGAAGCAGTTTGATAAACTTTAGGGGGATATGTAGGTCTACAATTTACTCTAAAGACATTTACACTATCTAAATTAAATACTCCTGGATTTTGTTCTAAAGTAACGGTTGCAGGTGTAGCTGAAATTACTGAAACTGCTGATGAAGTATTATAAGTCCAATCATTCCATTTAAACTCCAACTGAGGAGGATAAATAGTATTTGTATCTAAAGAATAATACTTTAATTCTGGTTGGTAATTAACATTATTTACAAATTCAGGATTTTGTTTAACAATAAATCCATCAAAAACATCATTTGGAATAGCCCCAGTATACCAAGCCCTAATAACATTAGAAATATCTACATTTAAATCTTTATCACTTGAATAAGAAAATGATTGAGTAGCTCTTAAAGGATAAGTATCTGTATTAAAATAAGATACAGTTGAACCTGTAAACCAAGTACCTCCTCCAGCGTAACCATTAATGTTTCTATCATTTGATGAACCTGTGTATGAACCTGTAGAATAAGGATTATAAGCTGTTGTTGACCAAGCTTCACTTCCTGAATAATTTCTCCAGTACCAACTTGTTCCATCAGTTGAAATAGGTTCATCTAAATATCTTCCTGTTCCCATAGACCAAGAACCTGATATTGGGTATACTTCTAATAAAGTTCCTGTTGGGTTTATTTCTAAACCAGTAGTGGTTGCAACAAAACATCTTAAATTTGCTGTCCAAGAGCCAGTATCTAATAACTGAGATGAGCCACTTATACCAATATAAGAAGTAGACTCTAAAATATTTTCAATAGTGGCAGCATCAAAAGCTACTAAAAATCTGCTTGCTTGGGGATTAACAGTTGAATAAGCAAAAGTAGTAAGAGTAGATTCAATCATTTCATCTAACCCTGTATTCATGTTAGGGAATAGAGAATATATTGTTGCGTCTTTGGTAGGGAATATTTTATATACTGCCATTTTATTTTATTATAGAGGTACTACTTTGCCTTGAATATCTGTGTTAGGGTATTTAACTTCAAAAATCATAGGATCAATTGAAGGGTATATAGTATTATTTGATGTTGCTCCTTCTATATCATAAGCATAATTACTATATCCTAAACTAGCTCCTACTTTATTAGTAATTGTTATATTTTTAACTGTTTGAACTCCTTGAATCCTATCTAAAATAATATATAAAGTACTTAAAGGAATTGTTTGGTTGATTTGGGTATTATCAATATTAAAGAAGTTTTGTAAAGCTGTTATACATTTAAGCAAGACATCATTATTATTATAGTTTGGTAAGGTTATAATTTGGAAATTAACACCTATATTTACAATAAAAGCATCTTTAACTCTTACTGAGTCATTAACAGCCCTATATTGTGATAAATAGTTTATTAAGTTTTGTTTAACCGTATTAGATGTATTAACTAATTGTCCTTGATTATTATATCCCAAAACATATAAGTCTAGTGTAGATACAGTTTCTCCTAGGGTTATATTTGAAGCTTTAGTAGGTTCAATATATGCTTTAGCAACACCGCCATATTTAGCAGGCATTGAAAGTGCTCTAACTAAATAATCATCTTGGGTAATGTTACGTAATTGGGCCTGGTAGTTGGCTAAAGTATTTTGTCTAACTTCATTAGCTGAATCTCCTGATCTACCACCTGAAGCGGCTTGAGGGTTAGTTGATATTAATGATGTTAATATATTATTAGCGACAGTTGTATTTAATCCATTATTTAAAAAGGTAGGATTTGTTACTATAGTAGTTATAGAATTTGAAGCTACATTAGAATTTATTCCTCCACCGGTTAAATACCTCACTGTTAAAGTTGTGTTAACAGGAGCAATACCATAAGTATCTGTATACAAGAAGTTAGTAGGAGAGTAAGCTACTGTTAAACTATCTTTACCAAAAGGTAATCCTAAACCCACATTATTTGGATTAGGGATAATAACTTCATCACTATCTGAAGGGTTACCTGCTCCGAATTGAATTTGTAAAGTAGTAGCATCTAATAAACGAGTAGCAAATCTACGTTGTACTTTTTTAAGTTGAAGTAAATAAGGAGCGTTTTCTCCTGAAGAAAAGTTTGGATTGTTTTGGTTAGTATTTTTAACTGAATCCATAATCATTTCTTGGCCTATATAATCAACTTCATACCATACATTTCCTTCAGTATCAGTAATATCTAAAATACCTACAATATTTGAATCATCAATTAAAACAGTTGGAAACGCCTCATAACTACCAAATGTAAAAGTTGTTTCTTTTATAGTAGCTGAATATGCTTGTCTTGTTTTCTTTAGAAGATAAAATAAAGGTTCACCTGCTGCTATTTCATAGACTGAAACTTCAGTTGGGTCTAAAGAACTACTTTCTGCAAAGTTAATAGGATCTTCACATATAAAATTTACACTTCCATTATTAACTTGAGTATTAGAAGGTAATGTTAAAGCATAAGTATAATCAGGAACATTACTTGCTCCAGACCCAATTGCTGGTACTTGTTGGTAAAAATCAACATCAACAACTGCTACATTTGTTGCTTTAGGTTTATAACCTAACATATAAGCTAAATCAAATATATTAGTTACTTGTCTAGAATATTGTAAAAATGTTTCTTGTACTTGGTTATCCAAATAAAAGGACATTACATCTCCAACATAAGCAGCCATTTCCATAAACATCATTCCTGGTGATGCTGGAGTAAAGTCATTATAGGTTTGAGGGAAGTATGTTTTAGAATATTCAATTAAAGCATTTCTAAAACTTGTAAAGTCCCTATTTAGATAATTTATATTTCTATTAACGTTGGCCATTATATTGTAATGTTTATTTGATCATTTATTCCAAAATTTCTAACTGAGTAAGTTAATTCTATTTGCATTTCATTACTATCTTCAAACCCATATATATTTAAGGCTTCAATAGTAACATTAGGAAAATATTGTTGAACATCTTCTTGAATAACTTTTTCTAAACTAGCATAAGTTTGATTAGTTAATTGTTCAAAAACATATTCTCTTATACTTGAACCAAAATTAGGATTAAATACTCTTTCTCCTTTATTAGTTAAAAAGTAATTAGTTAAGTTAGATTTAATTTGGTCTGCTGTTGTATATGTTGATCTAAAAACAGCATCAGCATTGAAAGGAATACTTACCCCAATAGCTCTTTGTGGTCTTAAAGAACTAGTTACTTCGAGAGGGTATTTTTGTATTGCTCCAAATGCCATTATTTACTCATTAATCCCATTATTTGGTCTAAAGAAACTTGTCCTTCTGGTAATGCTCCATTTATTGCATCTGCATTTCCTGGGTTATAATTTCCAGCATAAGCAGTATTAGCAGGTTTACCTTGTTGCATTTCTCCTAACATACCTGCAAACATATCTCTACGTTCTTGAGCAGTTAATTGTTTTGGAGACTCAATATGAGGTTGAGCATAAGTGTCTTTTGACTCAGTTACAACTGGTTTTGGGGCGCGAACTGCTTCTAAGAGAATATCTTTTAATTCTTCTTGGATAGCTTCTCTAACAGCTTCTTTAATTAATTTTTTGAATTCTGTCGGTTTCATTAGTTATAAATATTAAATTACTAAGTTTTTATAATTGTTGAGTGTTACCTAATGATAAGTTATCTATAATAACTTTTAATTCATCTATTAAGGTTTGCTCATTAGTTGTGAATGAATAAGGAGTAGATACTAAAACTATACCTTGTGAATTTGTACCTACAGCTCTTCTTCTTTTAACATTAGGATTTGTTGATGTTGGATCTTCTTCAATACTTAAATTAAACCCTTTATAAAAAGTATCTATTGGTTGGGTTTGGTTTTGTAATGAATTATTTTGTTGGGTAGCTATAGCTACAAAAT